GAAGATTAGTGAGAAAGGAGACGCGCCATACCTCACCCCGCTAAAGCAGGGTGTCCCCTGGCGCAACAGCCTATGATTTCCCCCTTCGCAGCAGGGGTTATGTTCGGCGCGGCGGCAACGGTGGTCATCCAGGTTGCGCTGCTGTTCATTCTGGCGGCAGTATTTGTGGGCCGCGACGAGGCGCGTAGCCATGAGTGAGCAACGTCCCGCCGTCGAACGTTTGGAGAACGATCCGCGCCTGGAGGACATGCCCACATGGGCACAACGCGAGTTAGCGCCGCACGCATGGCGGCATAGTTTGCCGGAGTGGGAAAGCACGCGGCAGTTGTACGAGTTTGCCGTGCAGTGTGTGGGTATGGTAAATCAACAGGACCTTGAAGAACTACGAGAGGAAACGGACTGATGGCAGGTTATCAATATATCATAATCATCGGCAATGTAGGGCGCGATCCGGAACTGCGCTATACCCAAAACGGCGTGGCGGTGTGTGGGTTTAGCGTGGCCGTTAATCGCACATGGACCGACCGGGAAACCAACGAACGCCGCGAAGAAACAACCTGGTTCCGGGTATCAGCATGGCGTGGACTGGCCGAGACGGTCAATGAGTACGTCCACAAGGGGATGCAGGTAATGGTCGCCGGGCGCGTGGCCGCCGATGCCTACATGAGCCAGGACGGGGAACCGCGTGCCAGCCTGGAGCTGACCGCGCTCGACATTCAATTTTTGGGCCAGCGCGGGGAACGCCAAGTCGCGCCAGAGACAAAGGGAGATGTGCCGTTTTGAAAATGTGGACCGAAATAATAGTGCCGAGCAGTAAGAGCGTCGTTGTTCCCATACCGCTTACAGTTGACGACGGCGCCTATCCGCCTGAGAAGGCGCGCAGTACGGACGCGGCGTGGGATATTCGCGCGCGTGAAGGCGTCACCAGCAAAGGCAACGCTATCGCGTCGGTCAGTACCGGCCTACACGTCTACATCCCGCTTGGATGGTACGGGCAACTACTGACACGTTCCAGCATGGCGGCGAGGGGACTTGTCGTCATTGGCGGCGTAATCGACGCGGGCTACACGGGCGAGATCATCGTGATGCTGGGCAACGTGGGGCCGGTCACGCGCGTGGTTAACGCCGGTGACAAAATCGCGCAACTGGTGATCCTGCCGGTGCCGACCGTGATGTGGAAGCAGACCGAGGCGCTGGAACAGACCGAACGCGGCGCGGACGGTTTTGGGAGCACGGGCGCATGAGCGATACACTTCGATGGATCGGACAACCCGTCCGCACTCGCCGCGCTATACACCGCTGGTCTTATAAGCTCCCGGCGGGCACGGTGGGGATAGTCCTATGGGCGGACACCTACCGCCGCCGCGCCTGCGTGGTATGGGATGGTGTGGGACAGCGGCATGACGTGCCGCTTGAAGTGCTTGAACGGGTGCGCGTGCTTGAGGTGGAGCCGGAGGTGCTGGATGAATGAGAGACGCCAAAAGCTCGCGGTGATCATCCGCGCCGAACGCGAGCGACGCGGATGGACGGGGCGCGAACTGGCCCGGCGGGCAGGGGTGAGTTCGTCCACCGTGAGCCATGTAGAGAACTCGCAAAATGATGCATCCTTTGATACCGCTATGCGTTTATGCCACACGTTGCAGATTGATCCGCGCAGTATTTGGCAGCCCCCCAAAGGCACACCGGACTGGGGCAAGGCCGTGCTGGCAATGGAAACCATCGAGGCACTCGCGCTTGAGATGGCCAAGCAAATGATCGCACAGGCGGCCCAGAGGAATAAAGAGCGTTCGTGGTGACCGACGAAATGACGTTGGAGGAATACTGGCAAATGAAGCGTGCCAACCGCCGCAACAAATACAACGCCCAGGCACGCACGGTCGACGGTGTGCGGTTCGACTCGAAGGCCGAAGCGCGCCGTTATGGCGAACTCAAGCTGTTGTGCGCACAGGGCTACATCGCTGGGCTGCGCATTCATCCGCGCTATGAGTTGCAGGCGGCGTTTACCGATGGCAGGGGCAAACGCCATCGCGGCATTTTCTACGAGGCCGACTTTGAATACCAAGAGAGCGGGCAAATGATCGCCGAGGACGTTAAGGGCGTTCAAACCACCGTCTTCCGCCTGAAGCGCAAATTGTTTTTGTACCGCTATTCGGAGTATGATCTGCGAATCGTGCCAGCATGAGAAATAGGCGGGCACACACAAATGAGGAGGAAGCGCCATGTCATTAACAAATAAGCAAAAAGCAATTCTGTATCAAGCCAAACAAGGAAGATACGTTTGCCATATTTTGGCCCACCAACCAGAAGTTGCCGATCTTCTGGAACGTAAATACATAATCGAGGACAAGTGTTTGGGTGGCTATCATTTTTACAAGGCCACTGAATGGGGTGTTAACGCTATCCGTGATGCTTCGCTCATGGTTCTCCAGGTCAATATCCCCGGGCAACCGCCGCTGATCCTGGTTGACTCTAAAGACCTGGCGCACGATATTGAAAGCGGTATTCTTTATGACGTTCTTAGCTACACAGAAGGCTTATCAGAACAATCGGCCAATAGCAGCAAATCGACACAAAACGGCCTGATCTCCTGGAAAGAGGCGGTTAAACAAGAGGCTGAAACCTATCAGGCACTCCAAGAGGAAATCACAGCAGGGCGTGAGGCTGAAGGGCGTTATTGGCAGTTCTTAGACGACAACACACTCTTTTCAGTTGGGGCCAGGCGGATGACGGTTGCTGAGCTTGAGCAACTACCCGACTGGGAGCCTGTTTGAAATAAACACAAACCCCGCCAGGGGCGGGGCCTGTGCAAAGAATTAAGGGGCGAATGGAGTATATCATGGAAAACACATTCGAGCAACTTTACGGCCTGACCGAGGCACAGCGCATCGACGCGCGCAATGTTGCGCGGCAAAACATCGTCGCGCGGCAGGGGGCCGAACCCCAGCGGCACGAGTTTGAACACCACGCGGCGAACGAGTGGCCGACGTGGGTGTCGCGGCTGGTGATCGGTTTTGCTGGCGTCCTGCTCGTGGCTGCTGCGCTGGTGTCCTACTTCCGGATCACCGCCGCCGGACGGCAGCACTACCTCGAAACGTTGGGCGGTAGCACGCGCGCAGATGTCGTGGGGCTGGCGGCGTTCATCATGGCTGAGGCAATGGTGATCGTGTCCGCCAGTATGCGCGCGCACGTCCCCGAAGGTAAAAAGTGGGTAACAACCATTACGACTCTTTTGGGACTGGCAATGGCGTTTGTCGGCAACGCGGTGATCACCCGCCCCGAACTGGCGTGGTCGTGGGCGGCAGCGTGGGGCATTCTTGAGACCTTCACGCCGCCGATTGCGGTCCTGGTTGTCGCGCTGCTGCTCGAAGGCACACTGGCGTCGGCAGTACAGCGTCGTCACGCCAATGAGGTGGCCTACCAGCAGGCGCGCGCTGCCTGGCTTGACGCCACGCGCGCACCAGAAGACGACCTGGCGTGGCGCGGCGTCTATGCGTCCGCTCTGCGCACGGCGCTGCTGAACGCCAACACCGCCCAGGGGACCGGTCGCGGATTATCCGCTCGCCGCGACATCGTGCGCGGCATGACGGACGACGACTGGCGGCGGCTCGTGTGGCGCGAAATGAACGCTAACCAGTGGTTTGAGGGCGGGGATGGTGTCCCACCGCGTGGGACAGATGGGACACTTGCGAACGCTCCGGTACGGGGGGATTTTGTCCCACCACGCGCCGATCTGCATCAAAGTGATCCAATCGACAGGGTTGTGGGACACCTGGGGCGCTGCTCTCAGGATGCCGAATTGTCGGTGCGTGACCTTGCCGCAAAGCTGGATGTCAGCAGGTCTACAGCGCACCGCGCCAAAAAGGAATACAGCAACGGGAGGCAACAGGAGGACCGATGACCTGGACCGACGCATACGCCGCGATTGGCATGACGCCCGCCGACCTGCGCCTGTGGCGCGACGGTGTTGCACACAAGCGCCTTACATGGTACAATACACTTAATATGATTGTGCGCTAAACGTCAGAAGGAGAATAGCCTCAGCGTTAGCACAATGTGGCATCTTAACAGCTGGATAGTTTCAAACAGGGTGCAGTCGCACAGCGTGGGGGTGGGATTGCGCGCCGACCTGAGAGTACGCCTTTGGCCTACTCGTGTCCCCGCTGGGGGCACTTACGCCAATTCTGGACCAAACCGGCTGCCTTGCAGCCACTCTGCAACCCTGTTGCAAAGGCTTCGACCGTGTCGAGGTGTCTGCGACAGGTACGATTTTCCGCAAACAAACAGGCCGGCTAGCTGTTGCGGGGACTTCGACGATGTCGAGGTGTATGCGACGATGGCTAGTGGACGCAGCAAATTTACGCGACACACCAAGATCATTACTGTGACAATGGATAAGGATGCGACGATGGCTAGTGGACGCAGCAAATTTACGCGACACACCAAGATCATTACTGTGACAATGGATGAGGATGCGGCGCTTAGTGATGCAATTGATTTGCGCCCCTTTGCGGCGGGCATTGTCATTATGCCCAGTGGGTGGACGACCGCCGACCTCGGCGTTAAAACCAGCAGCGCGGAGAATGGAACGTATGCCCCTCTCGCAGACCTTGAAAATAGCTATGGCACAGACGTAAGCATTGACGCAGCAGCCGCTAGCACAGCCTATCCCATTCCGCTTCACGTTTTTGCATGTGCGTGGATCAAGCTCTGGTCGCATGACGGCGACGGGGGTAATACTACGCAAGCGGCAGCGCGTGAGTTTACCGTCATTCTAAAGTCGTAGATCATGACCAGGCAGTCTCGCGTTACCCGGCGTAAGCTAACCGAGAGTAACTCCAATCGCGGCGCGAGATACTGCCGCCGCTGAAACGCTAACCATTAATGAGTACGGGAAAACGTTAAAAGTTCATAGGGCGGAATAATCATGGCCCGGAAACATGCCAACAAAGGACAGCGAGAAAAGCTAGCAGAGCGGCGTCTTCGGGCACTCGAACTACGCAAGGCTGGGCTGACCTACGTTGAAATTGGCGCACAGTTGGACATTAGTGAGTCGCAGGCGTGGAACGACGTGAAGAAGTCTTTGGATCGCCTGGCGAAGGTTGAGCAGGACAGCGCGCGGGAATACCGCCAGCTTGAATTGGAGCGCACTGAGGCGTTGATTAAAGCGCTGTGGTTGCGCGCAAAGGGTCGGCGCAACCATAACCCGGAAACCGATGAGGTTGTGGATGTTGACCCAGACTACAAAGCGCTTGATCGCGTGCTCAAGCTCATGGAATACCGGCGGCGGCTGCTGGGATTGGATGTGCAGCCTGAGCAAAACGTAGAAGACCACACGGTGACAATCCGCGTGATACATGACGGCAAAAAGGAGCGCGGTAATGGCGGGTAGTGGTGGCGTTTGGTTTAGCGGAACATTTTATGGAAAATGGGCTTATCAACTTCCAGCTATGGGTCATGGCGGACAGATGCTCCAGAAGATTATGCAATAAATGGACACCGAGCTTGTTGTCGCGCTTCCTGTGCCGCACCCGAAACAGGCGGAGATCATGCGCAGTCCGGCCAAGCGTAAGGTAATTTGCGCTGGCCGTCGATTTGGCAAAACACACATGGCGGCGCAAGAGGGTGTGGAGCAGATGACAGCAGGTCGGCGGGTAGTGTTTGCGAGCACCACGCAAGACCAGGTAGATACGTTTTGGGAACTGGCGAAACAATGGCTGCAACCATTGCTGGACGCCAGTTTGATTTACAAAAATGAAAGCAAACGCCTGATGGTGTTTAACCATAATGGCGGACGTATCAAGGCAAAAACGGCATGGAACGCAGACACGATGCGTGGGGATCACGGGGATTTTATTGTGCTTGATGAGTTTGCGCAGATGCAGGTTGGCGTGTGGAATTACGTCGTTAGTCCCATGATGCTCGATACCGATGGTGATACGTGGTTTATTAGCACCCCGCTCCGGCGCAATCATTTTCACGCCATGTATCAGCGCGCGCTTAATGACGACACCGGTCGCTGGATGGCGTTCCGGGCAACAAGTTACGATAATCCGTATTTAAGTCCGCAGGCACTTGAAGAGATCACAATTGATATGTCTGATGATGCGTATCGCCAGGAAATCTTGGCGGAGTTTTTGGAAAGCGAAGGGGCGGTGTTCCGTAACATTGCGGCGAATGTGGGCGCGCCGCCGGACGTAGATCCGCAGAGCGTCATGCATGATCGCATTGTGTGCGGGGTGGACTGGGGCAAAGAGGCAGACTATAGCGCGTTTTGCGTGTTTAATGCGACGACGTGTCAAGAGCTGGAGTTATATCGCATCAACCAGGCAGACTACATTATCCAGCGCAACCACCTGTTAGAGCTATGTGCTCATTGGGGCGTTGAGACGGTGCTGGTGGAGCATAATAGTGTCGGCATCCCTAATTTCGAACAGCTGGTGCATGACGCCCCGGATAATTTGCGCCTGGTTCCGTTCGAAACAACAAGCAGGAGCAAGCCTCAGCTAATTGAATCGCTGGCGCTGGCGCTAGACCGTGAGCAGGCGCAATGGTTGGATGATCCTGTGGCAACCGGCGAATTGGAAAGTTATGAGCGCAAAACATCCAGGGCAACCGGGCGCAGCACCTACAGCGCGCCTGCCGGAATGCACGACGATACCGTGATCGCCCGTGCGTTGGCATGGTGGCTAGCCGAGAATATTCCTGAGACATATCTGCAACGGGCGGCAGTATCGGGTCTTTACGCCAGCCGGAGTGATGGCGAACGGCGGCGGGTGGGACATACCCCGCGAGGCAACGGCCTATATCGTCGGCAAGACAAGAAAGACCGGCCAGGAGTATGAGCGTGAAAGTAATCTACATTGATGCAGCGTGGTTCAGTTTGTCGCAGTATGCTACAGCATACGGGGAGTGGGTATGGCAGCAGCATTGCAGTTGGTAAACCTTGATGAGCGCGGGGTATCCACGCGCCAGCGCCAGCGCATTGTGCGTGACCTGGTGCGCGAAAGTGGCGTTGATAAACCTGCTGCCGTCCACGAGATTTTGGCGGAGCGCGGCGTTGTTAATCGCAATACGGGACAGCCCTTCTCGCTGTCCACCGTCCGTAACGATCTGAAGGGAGCTGCCTCACAACCTGTGCGTGAGATTGTCGGGCGCACAACCGCAATTAATCCCATGTGGAAGTGGCGTGCCACCACCTCCATAGACAAAACGCAAACAGACTATCAGTTTTGGGATAAGCTGCGGCGGGGCAAGGCAGCGGGCTTCAAACTTTCCGGGTTGCTCTGCGCGCCACTCACCCAGATTATTGCTAGCTTTGCAGCAGGCAATGGCTTCCAGGTGTCTTTGTCTGACCAAACAGAAGCCTCGGCGGCCAATATAGAATACACTAATGATCTGTTGGCACGCTTTTCGACACGTTATCACCGCATGTTGCTTAATATGACCATCGATCTTTTTGCCCTGGGTGATCAATACGTGGCTGTAAATCCCGATGGCACCGTGTCGCGGGTTGCGCCTGAACTGACCGAAATTACGAGTAATCCACTGGACTATCGCGACTACGACAGCATAGAAGTCAAAACTAATCTTGAAGAATACACTATTACTGACACTTTCCGGCGAGATGGGCGAACGATAAATATTAATGCTTCGGGCAGCAAAAAAGAACAGGTGGGCAGCTATGAATATGAGAACCTGATTGGATGCTTGCCGCTTGTCCACTTTGCCAACGATAGGGGAACCAACGAGCTATATGGCCGTCCAATTTACGAGCCTATGTTGCGCCTGTTGTCGCGGTATGACGATCTGCTTGAGAAGGCGCTCGACGGCGGCGAGTTGATGGGCAACCCCATCCCGACGTTCCAGGGTATGAAGAACATTACGGAAACCATAGATGCCAACTCAACCGTCGAGGATGAAGATTATACGGATGTTGACGGTAATGAGGAAACTCGCACGCTGATAAATTTCGACCGGTTGCCGGCTATTTTCGTAGGTGAAGGTGGCGAATTTCGGTTTACAGCACCGCCCAATGGCTTTACCGGCGATACCCGCGCATTACTCAAAATGCTATTTTTACTGTTGCTTGACTTTACGCGCGTACCAGAAGCGGTGTGGGGCGGCGCGATTAACAGCAGTAAGGCGAGCGCAGAGGCTCAGATGCCCCCCTTCCACCAATACCTTCATGCGCGGCGCGTGGCGCTAGAGGGGGACGGCGCGGACGTAGAGATTGGCCAGGAGGCAAAGGGTGGACTATATGAGTTGTTCGACATTTTGCTGCGCACAAAGGCGCTAACCGATCCGCGCATCGTGGTTGCGCCCACCGTCATAACCTGGCCAGAACTTGGCGAGGCTAACTGGGAAGTGCTGCTTAAGTGGGTGAGCTATCTGCGCGACACCGGGGCCATTAGCAGCGAGACGGCACTGGAACTGTTTGGCAAGGTAGACAATCCATCCGCCACGCTTGATGAAGCCCGCGAGGAATTAGATGAGGCGTGGCAATACGAGCAAAAGCACCGCGCAGAGTCATTTAATGGGAAGCTGGATGCCGCCGAGCAAGACGCTGCCCAGCACGCACAGGAAGAAGACGAAAGCAAACAGGAAGGACCTCCGCTACCGGATGACCCGGAACATGGCGCAGCAAAGCAACAGGAGGCTGTGGAGGGGTAAATGGCACAGACCTATCGCCAGCAGCATTTGCGTGTCATGCGTAACAATGAGCACGGTATGAGTGCGCTTTTTGAACGCCTACACGGGGGCATAGCGCAGGTGCTCATGCGCAATGCGGATGTTGATGGCATTATCTCGCCCTCGCAGTCAAACGCGCTGCGCAATGAAGTCAGCGGCATGGTCACGGCGGCCTTTGTCGGCGGGACGCTGGGGACACAACCTGCACCATTCACAACTGATCGCGGGCGCGTGGTGCCGCAGTCAGATTACATGCGCGTGTTGTGGCCGTTTCTGGAACAAGCTACGAAGATAGCAGTTGAGCAGCAAGCCGCTATTATGCGTCGGAATTTGCGCAATGCCCCGGATATAGAGGCGGCTTTTATGACGGCGCGGCGCAGTCCGTTTGTAGTTGCCCGCCGCCAGCTTCGGGAGCAAACCGACTGGCGACCTCGTGAGTTTTTGCATTATGACCCGCTGCATCGCTTTGTTGATCCGAATGGGTACACACTCAGCGCGCGGATATGGGATACCGCGCAGCAGACACGGCGCAAACTTGACCTATTTCTGGCGGACGGCATTGCTAACGGAAAGGGCGCACGCAAGCTGGCTGTGGACCTGGAACAGTTTTTGTTTCCCGGACGCAGGTTGGCGCAGACGCGCAAGCCCTATGGTACTACGGCGAGTTATGACGCAATGCGGTTAGCCCGAACGGAAATCACGGCGGCGGCGGGGCGCGCGGGGCGTATGGCGGCCCATGTCAACCCATTTGTTGTTGGTGCTGATTGGGTACGGTCGTCTTATAGTTCGGCCTGTGGTGTATGCGACGATCTTGCTGCGGGCAGCCCTTACCCGCTGGACAAGCTGCCGGATTTGCCGGGGGACTCGCATCCCCACTGCATGTGCTATTACAGATGGCACACCGAAGGCGCGGGGAACATTATAGACGAGCTGCGCGCCGAACTTCCCGCAGCTGGACTGCCTATGGCGGACGGTCTGCCGTCGGTGTTGGCAATCGTGACGCCACTGTTGGCAGACCGGTTCACTCAATGCCTGTTGGAAGATTCCGAAATAGAGCAAGAGGCCGTTTAATGTACATCCATATCAATAATTTTCCCGAACCCGGCTCCGACAATCCCGCCGAATTTGAGCGATTGTTGACGTTCTATGTTGACATTGTACGTGGCTCAGCACGCGGAGATGGCGCGGAGGCGGTGACGCTGCGGGTGAAATGTGACGCCCCGCCGGTGATACCGTCGGGATGGCGGGACGAAGACGGCGTGTTGGTTTATGAAATTGACCGGTAAAGGAAGTGTCAACGACCCCCCACTGACGTGGGGAGCTTGCGCAAGCAGGCTCATGTTGACCAGTCTTAGCTCTTCGGAGCTACGTTACGGGCGAATGCATAGGCACTCCGGGATGACGCTTCCAGTTCCGGACCCTGCGGTGAGTGGTTAAACAGGCTGAGGGTCTAGGCCAGTGCTGCTCACACCAAACCGTCCGCTAACATTGGCGAGGAAGACGTCACCGGCACGTTACGCCGAGAAGGCCGGGGCACGCCTTGAGGTAACTCGAAGTGCCCCCTTCGACCGAAGATTAGTGAGAAAGGAGACGCGCCATACCTCACCCCGCTAAAGCAGGGTGTCTCCTGGCGCAACAGCCTATGGAACATCCGCAAGCACAGCGAGTAATTGAGCTTTTGGAACGCATTGCCATTGCCCTGGAGCGCCTTGCGACGTTGGCGGAGGCGGCGCGCGCTGAAGGGGATAATGATGGCAAGGAGACAATACAGGGATAGCCTT